TGATTTTTTAAGTCCAGTAAATTCATAAGCTGGATCCCAACCACTCCATGCACCAGCACCAGTAATATCAATTATATCAAATTCATATGATCCAAAATCATCATTATAATCTACTTCTACAATTGTAATACTTTGACCACCATGTGATGTTGATGATATTACAACAAATGTTGATGTTCTGATTGGTTCAGATTCACATCCATATGTATTGTCTTTTACTCTAAAATCAAATGTTGTTGCAGATGTAAGACCTGTAAATTCATTTGATGTTTGCCATAATGAATTATCATCAATTTCAAATGTATATGCACTTAAATTATCCCCATTATTTATATCATCAATTGTAATACCAAAAACACCATCATTATATGTTGGAGTTATTTGTGTTATTATATTTTCAATTGTATCAATAGTAATTTCTTCACGATATTCATTAGCATCACCATCTAATATTGATACTTCATATGTTCCACCAGTTAAATTTCCAAAATAATTTCCCTCATAATATGTTGATCCTGTTGTATATCTATATTTAGATATTCCACCAAAGGCATATACTGTAATATCCCCGGTAGGTATTAATGAACAAGAAGGTGTAGATTCATATAAAAATTCAATATCAAATTTTTCTTCATTCATTTCAAAATCATAAAATGATGTACATCCAGAAACATCTTCTATATATACTTGCCAATTTCCAATAGTTAATCCACTTATATATGGACTTGATTGATATGCACAATGACCTTCAACTTTATATTGATATGGTGATAATCCTCCATCAATATCATGTATATATATTAATCCATTATTACAAGTTGTGCAAGTAGGGTTATATATATCTATTTGAAATATTATTGGTTCAGTATATAATGTTATTTGTGTTGATGAAATACATGATAAATAATCTATAATATATATATTATAAACACCATTTGGTAAATCAAAATATTCTTCATAACTATAATTAGCACCATCATAACAACCAATTACAAATGACCCCCCTGTACTAAAATAAAAATCGCTGCCATATGGTACTCCTGAAACTGAAATCATACCATCGCTTAATAAATTACAACTTGGATTAATCGTTGATGCACTAATAGTTATTGGTTGTTTTTCTTGAATATTAGTTACTGCTGAATTTTCATATCCATTTGAATCTTTTACCCAACAAATATAAGTCCCTGCTGTTAAATTTTCATATAAATTATCATATAAAAATATTGGATAATTACCAGTATCCCCACTTAAACTATATTGATATTGTGGTATTCCACCAGTTGCATATATCTGAATTCTTCCATTTGTTGTATATGGACATATTGGAGTTGTTGTCGAAACAGAATATATTTCTAAATATGCTGGTTGATTAACAGTAATTCCAGAAATTGATATATAACATCCATTTGCATCACTAATAATTAAGGTATAAGCTGTACTTGAAGCAGTTATACCAGTTAATAAATTATTATTTATTTGTATAATTTCTAATAATGTATCATCATATGATATACCAGTAAGATTATATTGATATGGTAATGTTCCCCCACTCATATTTATTGTAATAAAACCATCATTATTACCATAACCTGTTGGATCAGTTATATCTATTGAAGAAATTCCTAATTGTCCTGGTTCATTAACAGTGACATAATATGATGCTGTTGATTTCGTATCATCTTTTACAGATACAAAATATGTTCCACCTGTTAAATTTTCAAATATTCCTGTTGTGTTTATGTATCCTGTTGGAGTAATAGTATATAAATATGGTAATGTTCCTCCAGATGCAGTAACATAAATGGCACCATCTTGATTATTATAACAACTTACTCCACTAATTATTGTATTTATACTAATAGAATATGGATTATAATTTAAATTATCTAATTCAAGAGGTCTTGGTTTCATTGTTTTTTTATCAACACCAATATCTATTAATTCTATTGGTATAATATTTAAATTGCCATCAATATGAGTAAATCCAGAATTCATAATCATATTAAAAATATTTAAATTAAATTTATCATTTTCATCTTGATATAAAATTCCAGTTGCATAATCTAAAATGTTAGTATCAGTTTTTATAATCTGACCATATGCACCAGATATTCTATATCTTTCAGAATCAGATTTATTCTTATAATATTCTTGATCATAGTTTAAATATACTTTCATTAAAATATCAGATATACCACTTAATGAAACAACATTGGTAATATCATAAATTCCACTACTTATCCCACTTGCAGTTAAATCATTATAAGGTTTTTCAATAATCATATAATCTTCTGTAACTTCAGTAATCATTGTTCTTCCACTTGTATCCCCAGTTGCGAAAAAATCTATATAAGTATATGAATTAAAATCTTCTAATTTATTTAAATATGCTGTTAATGGTGTAATTTTATATCTTGAACTTTGAACTGCATAATATGTTTCTAATGTAGAATAAATTTCTTCAATAGTATATTCTCCTGAATATAAAATATCTCCTGAATATATAGTTGTTGGTGTTGTCCCACTTTCTGCAATAAATATATCATTAATAAATGTTTCTAAATTATAATTAGCATATAAATTATCTGTTGAAAATGTAGAAATTGTTTCAGTAACTCCAGATTCTGAATATAAAAATGATAATAAATTATAATCAAAATATTTATAATAATCATTATCATTTACATTTATTTCAAAATTAAATCCTGATACAGATGCAGTTATTAATTTTCCATATGGTGATGCATTAATATATTCTATAAATTGTGTTAAACCAGATTCAGCAAAATGTAAATTTCTAATTTTATAAGAATAACCAGTTGATAAATTATTATAAATATATTCTGGAATATTTCCATTTATTTCCAATTTATTATTATCTAAACTTTTAATTGTAGTAAAATAATTTAAATAAGCAGTATTTAATATATTTTCTGTTACTATTGATGTAGTTGCAGTTGTGTTATATAGAGTTATTAATATATGTTCATTAGTTGAAGAACTTGCAGAAAAAATACTATCTACATCAAAATATGTACCACCAGTAGTAAAATCAAAGGTTCTTGCAGAAACAGTATTCCCAGATGAAATATAAAATAACCCAATATCAAGAATATTAGATATATTATATGTATCAGAATTTAAATACTTTATATCTAAAGTATTTCCCGTTTGATTGAAATCAAATGTAATAGTTTCAAATTCAGTTATATTATTTTTTAATGTTCTTGCAATATCATAATTTGTGAATATTAAAGAAGCAGTATCTCCTGTAATATTATAATCAAATTTATGTTTAATAATATATGAATGATATGGTGTAAAATATTTTGCTTCATTAGTAATTGGAAATGTTATCCCTGAATTTTCTAAAAAATATTGATTTTCTTTATATGTTCCTAATTTTATATAAAATTTTGATTTACTAGATGTTCCAGTTGTTTCAAGTAAATCTGATTTTTCTAAAAAATAATTTTGTGTTACATCATAAATATCATTATCCATTATGTTATCTTGATTAAATAATAATATTTTATGATTTGGTTTAATTTCAACATTATCTATTTTATAATGAGTAATTCCAGTATCAATATTTATATCACTTGCAATATCAATAAGATGGAAATTTTGTAAATATTTGTCTATAATATTATATTCATTATACATATTATTTAATGTGTTTCCATCACCAGTTAATAAAGATATCTTATAGATGTTATTAATATCATTAATATATGAATAACAAATACCATCTAAACATTTTTGGTATTTAAAATAAATATCCATTGTATTAGCACTATTTATAGGTAAATAGTTACGATCTTCTAAAATAAAATTTGTAGTTCCAGTTTTTGCTATTGTATTGAAATTAAATTCAGTTCTAAAATTATATGTCATTAAAATTTTTAATATTTGTTTTATATATTAAAATAAATGAATTAAAATCAATAATTAAAAAATGAAAATAAAAACTTAATATATAGATATGAAAAAATAAATTTAATTATGAAAAATATATCAAATTTTAATGAATTTAAAAATATTAATTTTATAAAAATAAATAAATTATTAACTGAGGGATGGTTGAATGATGAAACAGAAAAAAGGGCAGACAAATATTTTAAAAAATTAGTACCCAGTACAGGAAATTGTGAAACTGTAGAAGGTGAAATACTTAGAGCAATTAGTAAAATATCATATAGATATTTTAATGATGGAGACTATTACTACGAAGGATATGGGACACAAACTGCTGGTAGTTCACATGCATATTTATCAGAATCAGAATATATTGATGAAAATCTACAAAAGAAAATTAATGATGAGTTTGATTTAATGGAATGGAGTAATGATTCAATATATGAAAAAGGTTTAGAAAATATTTTCAATTTAATATTAGATTATATAGAATTAAAAAATGGAAATTATACTAAAAATTCTGAAAATATGTTCAATTTTAAGTCGTTATTTATTGATGAAACATTGGACGATGATGAAACATTGGACGATTTTGAAGATGAAGATGAAGATGAAGATGAAGATGAAAATTATTAAAAAAATAAATTTAATTATGAAAAATATATCAAAATTTAACGAGTTTAAAACTCAGAAGAATATTAAAAATGAAAAATTTATAAAAGAATCTGTGACTTGGTGTACTCATAAGAAAAAATGCACAATAAATGAATGTTATTTCAATGATGAAATGTGTCCTATTGTTAATGGATTAGTAAAACCTGATGAAGATTGTAATTCAACAAATGAAGGATTTACTGGGAGATTATCAAAATTTATAGGGAAAAATGAATATAATAAAACATTAGATTATATTAAAAGAGCTTTATTAAATTCTGAAAAATATAAAAGTTATAAAGTTGATAAAAATATTTTAATTAAAGATGCAGTTAAAGGATTAGTGCAAAAAATAAAATTTGCAAAGAAATTTAAAGATAATGAAAAATTATTAAACTCGTTAGTTGAAGAAATTGTTAAAGATTTGAAATCTAAGAAACATGGTCAAATTAATGAAAACAAAAAAGACATTAAAAGAATTAATTTCTAAATTTTCTTATATATTAAAAATCAGACAATCATGGGAACATGAAAAATAAACATAAATCCAAAAGGTATTAAAAGTTTGATGACAGCATTAAATAATTCTAAATCAAATGCAGTAGCAAATGGTAATTCAGATACATATTATTTTTTAAAATAAACAATGTGAAAATAATATCCAACAGTAAATTTTTTTAAAATATCAATAAATATCAAATAAATTAGTATTTGGCCCATATTTATAAAATATATAACTCAAATAACTACTAATAGTTATTTTTAAAAAATAATTATAATTATGAATTTAGAAGAACTTTATTTAGAAATTGAAAACCAATATCTAATTGTAGTAAATCGTCATGCAAAATTTGTTGAAAAAGGAAACAAAACTGCGGAAGCTGATGTGCGTAAAGCGTTGGGAGAAATTAAAAAACTTATAACACCTTATAGAAAAGCATCTAATGCTGCTGTTAAAGCAATGAAATAAAAACTGCAACAATCAAAAATGTATAAAAACATCAAAGAATTTTTCTTTGATGTTTTTTTTTATATATACTTAAAAATAAATACAATTAATTATGACTGATGAAGAATATTTAAATCTTTTTAAAAAAATTAAAAATGATGATGAAAATTTGAATAAAACAAATCAAAATGAAATGGAAAATTTAAATGAAGTAAATCAAAATAAAATAAATATTGACCCTGATCCTTGGCAAAATTTACAAAATTTAAATGAAACCCCAGTATCAAAATATAATATGAATGAAAATTTAAATGATGGATGGGGAACACAAGATTTTGTAATTGAAAAAAGAATGAATGGTCAAGTTATTACAAATAATGACCCATATCAAACAAAAAAAATTAAACAAAAAACAGAAAATTTAAATGGATTAGATCAATTTGTTGATGATGAACCATTAAAATCTGTTAATGAGGTATATCAAACTAATCAAGGATTAGAACCACCAACAATTAATGAAAAATTATCTGATATTGATATTGTTTCAGTAGAATTATTTGAAAGAATGCATACAAACGCAATGATTACTTTAAAAAATCATCCAAAATTTAAATAAATATGAAATATTTAAGAACATATAATGAATCTCACAACACATCAAAACGATATGGTGATATTTTATCAGAAGGTCAATTCAATAAATTATTAGAAAAGAATTGTAAAAATTATATTGATATTAATAATCAAATAAAAATGTATCGTGGAATTGGAAACTACATAAATCTATTCAAAATTTTAGAATTTAAAAATCATTATTACTTAAATCCAAAAAATCATTATAGACATTCTATTGAACCAGAGAATATTCATGTAATATTAATGAGTGAAATGGAACAATGGAAAGATTTTCCACCATATAATCAATCAGTTATTTGTTCTACTAATAAAATAAGTGCAGAGAGTTATGGAGAGTTATTTGAAATAATACCATATGATAATACAAAAGTGGGGGTTTGTTCTCATTCTTCTGTATGGGGTTCTTTTGGAGGTTTTGGAAAAAAATCCATTATTAAAATGATTCATAATTTTCTTGAATATTATCCAGCAGATTGGGGAGCAATACAAGATGAAATAAAAAATATAGGTATTGAAAAGTTATCACAAGACAAACTTGATTCAGATTTCATACATTCACTTTTATATTATAAAGAAAAGGGTGTATTTAGATATATTAAAAAAGGAGACTATTTACATACACCAAAAACTGGAAATTCTGAAAAAGAAGAAGAAGAAGAATTAAAAAATTTCAAGAAAAAGATGGATAAATTAACCACTAATGATATAATCGAATTTATTAATTTTTTATTTGAACCAAAAAATAATGGATTTAATTCAATTAAATATGATGGTAATTACACCACAAAAATATATAAAAATTATACTGATTTCAATACTGAAAATTTACAAACTTGGTGTGGAGGACCAGTTTTAATGAAAAAAATATTTATTTAAATATAAAAGTACCTTGGCAGTTCGCTTGGAAGAATATCAATATTTAATATATAATAAAAATAAAGATGATATATGTCGAGAAAATTAACTAATGAACAATTTATTGAAAAAGCTATGAATATTCATAATAATAAATATGATTATTCTTTAGTTAAATATATCAATTCAAAAACCAAAGTAAAAATAATTTGTCCAATTCATGGAGTATTTGAACAAAGTTCTCAAAAACATTTACATAATAAAAGAGGTTGTCAAAAATGTGGTGGATCAAAAAAATTAACAACAGAAGAATTTATTAATAAATCTAATATAATTCATAATAATAAATATGATTATTCATTAGTTAATTATATTAATAATTCTATAAAAGTGAAAATAATTTGTCCTATTCATGGTGAGTTTTATCAAAATCCAAATAATCATATATCTAAAAAATATGGTTGTTCAAAATGTAGTAATAATAGAAAATTAACAACAAAAGAATTTATTGTCAAATCTGATAAAATTCATAATAATAAATATGATTATTCATTAGTTAATTATATTAATGCACACACTAAAGTTGAAATTATTTGCCCTATTCATGGATTGTTTAAACAATCTGCAAATAGTCATATGAGAGGTATTAATTGTCCAAAGTGTAGTGAAAGTAAAGGAGAAAAAGTAATATCAAAATTATTAAACATAAATAAAATCAACCATATAAGACAACAAAGATTTAAAAATTGTAAAGATAAAAGAACTTTACCATTTGATTTTTATTTACCTAATTATAATTTGTGTATTGAATTTGATGGTCAACAACATTTTGAATTATTTAATAATTTTTGGGGTGGTAACAAAACTCTAAAATTAACTCAAAAACATGATGAAATAAAAAATCAATATTGTCTTGATAATAATATTAAATTAATAAGAATAAAATATAATGAAAATATTGAAGAAAAATTCAATTCAATATTTAATATATAATAAAAAAATAAACAAATTGATAATTGATAAAAATATTAAAATAAAAATAAATTCTATTAATTTTAAACGACTAAAAAAATTAAAATATAAATTTAATAAAGTTGGAAATATAATTAATATTAAAATTTCAGATTTATCAAAAGGTTCACATAAAAGAATTAATGTTAAATGTTCATATTGTAATACAATAAAACAAGTAGATTATTGTAATTATATTACTCAAACAAAAAATAGTGATTATTGTTGTAATAAATGTAAATTAATAAAAACAAATAATACTATAAAAACCAAATATAATGTGGATAATATATCTAAATTAGATATAATAAAAAAGAAGAAAGAAGAAACAACATTTAAAAATTATGGAGTTAAACATACTTTTCAAAGTAATATAAATATTAAAAAACGCAAAAAAACATTATTAAAAAAATATAATGTTGAACATAATTCACAAATAGAAAGTGTTAAAAAAGCAAAACAACTTTTTTCTGATGATGAATTACCTAAATGGAAAAAATATCAAAGAAGTGTTAGACAACAAACAAAATCTAAAAAGAAAATATTATTAGAATTTTGGGATGGAACAGATTATTATGATGGAGAATATATAAAAAATTATTTTTATTTAAATTGTTATAATAAAAAATATCCTAATATAGATCATAAACTTTCAATATTTTATGGATTTAAAAATAATATATCTATTGAAGAAATGATTTCTATTGAAAATTTATGTTTTACTAAAAGAAGTCATAATATGAGAAAAAACACAAAAACAAATATTGAATATAAAAAAATAATCAATAAAAAATAAATAAACAAAATTATGTTAAAATATAAATCATTTTCAGATAAATTATTTGAATCAGCTCCAAGAATACCAATATCAGAAGATTATTGGATTAAAAAAGGTAAAATAGGTAAAGAAGTAATGTTATTTTTTCACGATGATCTTGATGGGATCTTTTCTGCTGTAGCAATGAAAAATTATTTATTAGGTAAAGGATTCAAACTTCATGGTTATGGGATTGTAAATTATCAAGAAGGTTGGTCAACAACTGAACTAGATGACAAATATATTAATATAGCATTAGATTATGCTGAAAATGTTGACGGTATTAATATTTATATGGATCATCATGGTGAATTTATGGAAGAAGATAATGAAGAAAGAAATAGAGGAGAAGGTGCGGTTAAAACAGATACTGGTTCTGCATATGAAGGTATTATGGATCAATTAGGATTACCAATTGATTCAGGTATTCTAAATGTAATTGATATGGTAGATTCAGCCAAATATGATGATTATAAGATTAAACAGGAAGTTTTATTAAAATTTGATCCAGGAAGTTTTAAAAATAAATTAGAATTTGCTGCAGCATTTAATCAATTATTAAAAAGAAGTGATCATAGAACATTTATAGAAGTTGTAGCAAATTCAAAAGATATTGCACCAAGTATTTATAATATTTATAGATTATTTAGATTATTATATCCTGCAAATAATTTAAATATTTGGGATCTTAAAAAAGCTGCAAAACAAGCCGAATATTTAGATAATAATGGAAAACCTGATGTACCAGCATATTTAGAACATTTAAAATTATATAATAGAAAATTATTAAAATCTTTTGAGAAAGATTTTATTGGTGATGCAAGATGGAGGTTAGGACAAATGCAAAAAAAGACAAGAGGTTATAATAGAAAAGAATATATTAGAAATCAAACACAATTTCAAGAAAATTTTACAAAAGCTTCAAAATATGGGAGACCAATAATAAAATTAGATGGTTATCAAATACTTGGAACTATGGTTTTTGTTCCATCTGGTACTTGGGCAAATGCATTAAGAGCTCGTTCAATATTTGAAACAGATACTGAAATAATTAATGAATTTAATAAACAATTTAATGAAGATAGAGTTCCTACAATTGAATATAATGTTTTAAAAGAGAGTCCAATATATAATAAACTTGAGCCGATAATTGGTCAAAAAGTAGAATTAACAGGAGATTTAGATTATCAAAATAATCCTACAATTAAAATAACTAAAAATGTAACTACTGATTCATCTATTGAAGGTATTACAGGTTTTTTATCTAGAAATAAAGAAAAGGGTATAGTATTTAGAGCAAAACAACCAATATTTTGGATATTATTACAATATGGTAACACATTACAAGTTTGTTCATATCATAAATTAGATAAATATCCTAAAGAATATTTACCAAAAACAAAAGATGGGAAAAATATAACAAATTTGGGAAAATACACACAAGATTTATTATATAATATGGCTAAATACTTTGGTTATAATATTAATATAATACCTGAAACAACAACAAAAGCTGGTGGTCATGTTGGTATTGGTTCTATTTCAAATATTTTTGGTAAAGTACAAAATGATCAAAATATAGTACCAGAACCTGGAACTAAAAATAGTCAAATACATATTTCAAATAAATCATTTATGAAAAAATATTATAATACTCGATTTTTAGATTTAATTAAAAATAAAATGATTGAAGATTTATCTGGAATACCTTGGGGAAATTTAAAAATGACTTGGGGAGATCCTGAAGAAACACCAAAAACTAAACCAAAAACATCTGAAATGAATAAAAAAGTTGTATTAGCTGATGAAATTAGAAAAGAAAAAGATGTGATTCGGGGTAATAAAGAATTAAAAGAACCAGAAGATTCAAATGATGATAAAATAATACCAATATCTCTCGAACTCCCAACAAGACAAGTAGTTGAAAATAAAAAAACAAAACCAAGAAAACCTAAATATAATCCAGTAAGAATGATAGATAAAAAATATGCAGATGACTATGGACAAAAAATGAAAAAATATAGAGAATGGGAAGATCAAAAAAATCTTTTAAGAGAGTTTAATTCATACACACAACAAGTATTAGATTTTATTGATTATCCTTGGCAAGAAGATAATGAAATAGAATTTGTATCTTTATTAGATGAATACAGAGAAGAAATAGAAAAAAATATTAAATATGATATTAAAAATTATTTAAAATCTATGAATAAAGAAAATCAAACTCAACTTTTACACATGTCTGATGGGTTTCTTACTGCATTTGAAAATTTACTTAAATAAGTCAAAAAAACAACCAACTCATATTAAATAGGTCAAAAGTATCAACTTTTGACCTTTATTTGTTTATATATAGACAAAAATAAAATATCTAATTATGATTTATAATAAAGAAAAAATTGAGAAAATTCACAACAAATATGTAAATGATGAAAAAATAAAAAGAACAGAAAAAATATATTATAATAATATTATAGGATTAAGAACATCTAATATTGTTTATGATTATAATCATGAAGAATTAATAGAATATGCAAAATGTTTTTCAGATGAAATTTATTTTATTGAGAATTATTTTCATATCAAATTACATTCATATCAGATAAAAATAATTGAACATTATAAAAATAATAGATTTAGTATTTTTATGAATTCAAGACAAACTGGAACATTTTCAATATTAATAATGTTATTCATTCATTCAATGATTTTTAATCAAGATTATAGTATATTAAAAATTGATCATAAAATAATGGAAAATATAGAACATTTTAAAAAAATAAAAAAATTATATATTCAATTACCATTTTTTTTACAAATTGGAGTTACAAATTGGAATTTAAAAGATATTAAATTAGAAAATAAAAGTTTTTTTCAATTACAATCTTCAAAAAATATAGGACTTGGATATAATCCAAGTTTATTTATAATTAATAATTTTTCACAAATACCAGATAGTTATATTTATGATATATATAATTCTATAATTCCAACTATTTCTTCTCAGAAAAATAATAAATTTATTATATCATCAAGACCAAATGGTTATAATTTCTTTCTTAATCTTGTAGAAAATTCAGAAAGAAGTGATAATGATCCATTAAAAAATAACTATAATACATTACGAACTTATTGGTGGCAAATTCCTGGTCGAGATGAAAAATGGAAAGATGAAGTAATTAAAAAAATTGGATATGAATTATTTTTACAAGAATATGATTTAAGTTTTATGACTAAACAAAATTTAGAAAGAAGTAAAAAATTAAATAAAATATTAGGTATTTAATTATTTTAATAAATCATTTTTATTCTTTTTCTTTTAATTTAAATGTACCATTTAACATTTGTTCTAATAATGTTGGGTCATCTTTTATTTGATCAAATACATCATTTAATAATTTTGGGTCCCCTATAATAGTATAATTATCTTCATCAGATATTTCTGATTCTTCTTCTCCTTGATTAATATCTACTAATTCTTCTTTTAATTCTTTATAAAATTCTTTCATTTTCTTTTGCAAATCATAAGTCATTTTGATAGTATCTCTCATCTCCTTTTGAAACATTGCAACGGATTGATACATCAGAGGATCATTTACACCGAGATCTAATTGAGTCATGCAAGAAATTAATGCACGTTTTGCCATACTAATTGAAAAATTTAAATCAGATAAAGAATCAGAATCATTTTTTATTATTTTATATATGTTTTTATTTTTCATATTATCTGGGGTTAAATATAAATTTGCTAAACATTCTAATGTTTCTTTTGAATCAATTTTAATTAATTCTATATCTTTATCATAATCATACACTTCTACAGCTAAATCTAATCCAGGTAATAAATCTGGTTCTGGAAACATTTCTTCGGGATGATTTATTGTATCTAACATTGATGAAATATTACCTTTTAATTCTTCAACTGAATCACTTATTTCATTTGGAGTTCTTTGATAATCAGATGGGACATATTTATCAGAATTAATATTATCTGTTATCTTTTGTTCATTTTGTTCAAATTCAAATTCTTCTTGATTTTCTTCTTCAATATTTTCTTTTTTATCATTTTTTATATTTTCAAATTCATCATTAATATTGAAAAAATCATCTGTTTCATTCATATTTTTAAATTATTTCTTTAAGTTTATCACCTATTTTTTCATTATATTTAATTCGTAATAATTTAATATTATTATCAAAACAATATTTATTTTTTATTTTATCTCGTTTTTGTGTATTTTTTAATCCTTTTTCATCACCAAAATATTGAATAGCTTCAAAATGTTGTTTTCCATCAAATTCTACACATAAATTATAATCAAGCAAATAAAAATCAAATAATAATTGATTAATATATTTACAATTTTTAAATTTTTTCTGTCTTATATATTTAATATTATTTTTATCTAATATTTTAGATATTTCTTTTTCACCTTTACTTTCATTACATATTGGACAACCTGTATTTTTGTTAATATGATTAGATGAATCTGTAATGAATTTACCGTGTTTTTTACATATTATTGTAATATTTTTATGTGATCCATCATATTTTGAAAAAGAATAATCATATTTATCATTATGTATTTTTTTTGCTTTAATTATATATTCAGAAGTAGAATATTTTTTTGTTCCATAACAATATGGACATCCTTTTCCACTTAAATGACTTGTTGGAGTTTGAGTAAATATATTATCACATTTATTACATTTTATTTTAATTTTTGTTCTATTATTTTTATATTCACATAAATCATAATTATAATGATTTTTATGAATTTTTTTAAAATTTTCAATTATTTCTATTTTCAATTTTTTATATCCACTACATCTTGAACAACCATGACCATTTAAATGAACTTTTGCATATTGTTCAAATTCTCCATGTAAAGGACAAATAATTTTTATTTTTGTATTTTTATTTTTATATTTTATTAATGTATAATCAAATTTATTATTATGAATTATGTTTGCTTTTTTGATAAATTCTTCTTTTGTCATTTTGTATCTTTTACTACATTTAGAACAACCTTTCCCTTGTAAATGATTTCCTGGAGATTGTTCAAATATTCCATGTATTGAACATATTATTCTAATTTTTAAACAAGCATTAACATAATTAACTAATGAATAATTATATTTATTACCGTGAATTTTTTTGGCATTCTTTATAAATTTTTTAGTTTTTATAATATCATTTTCATTCATTAATTTATTAATTTTTATTATATATAAAATATCATTGTTTTAATATTTACATTTAATTAATAATTTATATATTTCTTCAAGATTTTCAAAAATTTTTTTATAATTTATATAATTCTTCATTATTCTTCATTATTCTTCATTATTCCAATCTAATATCAAACCCAATAGTTTCATCTAATTAAATTTATTTTTTAATATGTTATTTTTAATGAACTTATACCTTTATCATCTTTAAGAACTTCAATTAATGCATCAAAATTAATTGGATGATTATGTTCAATTATAATTATTTTATCTATTTTATCTTTCATTTTTTCTAACATATCTTTAAAATATCCAATAGATTTATTAACTAATTTTCCTGTAATTTCATCAAGTAATAAAAAATTAGGTTTAGATTTATGATTTATTGTTCTTAAAGCTAATTTTAAAGCTATTGCAGAAAATGTTCTTTCAGCACCAGATCCTTCTAACAAATTTTGAACAATGTCTTGTGCGAATTCCATATACATTTTCAAATTTAACTTTTCATCAAAAAAAATATTAAAATCAACTGTTGATAATAAATCTGACAATTCCTGATTAATTAAATCTTTTGATTTCATTAATAAAAATGTTGGTATACCATCTCTATGAACACATCTTTGATATTCTTTTAAAATTTCTTCAAGATGAACTTGTTTCTTATATTTTTCCATATTTTCAGAAATATCTAATATCGAATTTTCAATTATATTAATATTATTAATAGTTTCATTTATATTTGAATTTAAATCTTCTATTTCATTTTTAAATTTATTTATCTTTCCATCATATTCATTTATTTTCTCATTTATTAATTGATTTTGTTCAATAAATTTTATATGGTTATAATATTTGTTAATTTTTTCTTCTGCATTTTCAATAGTCAATTTTATATTAGCTATTTTTAAAGAAAGTTCATTATTATTATATAAAAAAGTTTCATATGTTCTACTTTCCTCTTTATCTTTTTGAATTTTGTTGATATCATCTTGTGTATTAGATTTTTCAATACTTTTTTCTTTCACTCTTTTATTACCTTCTGATTTTAACTTAATATTTTTTTCAATTTTTTCTTCAAGAATATTTTGTTCTTCAGTTATTTTATCAATATTCAATTTTAATTCTTTTGAAAATATATTCTTTTTGATATTTTTACATATATTATTTATTTCATCTATCTCATCTGATTTATCATCAATTTTTAAAATTATCTCATTTTTAAATTTTTCAATTTTAGAAGAATAAACACCAGTTTCTAAATTTTCTATTTTTTCTTTTAATTCTGAATTTAATTTTGTTTTTTCTTTTAATTCTAATTGATATTTTTTAACATCTGGCATTAAATCTTCAATTTGTTGTTTTAATTGAGATATTTTTTCTTTTATATTATGTTCATTGTTTTCTTCATAAGGTCTAAAACAAGTAGGACAAATTGTAGATTCTTCTATTTCTTTAATTCTTTTCTTTAATTCAATTCCTTTTTCTTTAATATTAGATAATTCTTGTTTTATAGATTTTATTTTAAATTTAATATCTGTTCTTTTATCAATTATTTTTCTTTTTTCATTATTAAGATAATTTTCAAATTCATTATTTAATTTATCAATTTCAATTTCAATATTTTTCAATATCATTTTTTGTTTTGTGATATCTTTGTCTTTCAATTGTTCTTTTTTTAACTCTAAATTTTTAACATTATTATCTAATGTTGAATTTTTTGAATCTAATTGAGATAATTTTAATTTTAAATTTAAAATATGGTCATCAAGAGTTTTTAATGATTTTAAGAGAGTTTCATACTGTTCTTTATCATATGATATTTTTAGTGTTAACATAGTCTTAGAGTTGATCTTTTGTTGATTTAAATTGATCTTAATAGTATTTTGATACTCTTTAATTTTTTCATTAATATTATCAATATTTAGTTTTGAAACATCATCATCTATCTTATTTAATTTCTTAAATTCATTATCTCTATCAGTATTAAAAATACTTAAAGAAAAAGTAACTCCGGATTTTTCTTCAATAAAATCTAACTTTTCTTTTTGATATGTTCTTAACATTTGAGATAGTTTATTCATTTCAATTTCTGTATCAGATAAATTTAAAGAAATTTTATTAACTACAATTTCTTTCTTATAATCTTTAAATACTGCTAATTTTTTTTCAAATATATCATAACCTGCATCTCTAATAATTGAATCTATAAATGTTGCTCTATCTATTGATATTAAATCATTTAAATTTTCTGAATTGATTAAAGCCAATCTAATAAAATCTGAAAAATCACCAACAATAGCATTTATCATTAATTGAGTTTCAGTTTTTCTTTCTCCTCTTAATTTTTTCTCCTCTTTTATTTCAATACCAAGATAATAATTAACATCTGTTGATACTGATTTGATTGTTTCTTTTGATGTCCAGGATCTAATAGTTTCTCTTAAAACTGTGTATTGTTGACCATTTATATTTATAATCATTCCACCTGAACAATTATCAAGATTTCTTTTATTATTTATATAACGATTATCACCAAATTTCTCTGTTTTACCACCACCTAATTTATTAGTTGCTAATGTTGTCCCATGAGTGATATAACAAATACCATCAAGAAGAGTTGTTTTGCCCATTTGATTTTCTTCTGAATGTAATTGAATTATACCATGAATATCATTCCAATCAATTGTTTCTTTATTATATGATTTAAAATTATCTAACCAAAATTGTTCAATATTCCATTGAACATTATTAGTAGTTGTTGATAATTCTAATCTATCATTAATAATATCATCAATATTTAAAATTTCATCAATAAAATCATCTTCAAATTTATTAGCTTTTAAGTATTCTTTAAAAATATTTTGTTGAATTATTTTATCATTAACATTTATAGATTCATTTAAAGAATCACTTGATATAATATCTGAATAAATTCTTGTTTTTTCATAAACAACTTCATCAATATCGAATTTATTTTTAATATATTTATTAATTTTTCTTTCATTTTCATTATTTACATTAGAAGTATAATCTGTCCATTTTATCTTAACTTTTGATTTATTAGTTATTAATTTATGATTAAAATCAATCAAATCATAATCATAATCTTTATTTATTTCAAATGTAATTTTTGTATAATCATTTTGTAAATTGTATTCCTTATATGATATATTTTTGTTTTCATCTATTTCCCATAATATAAAACCATGATTATTAGTTTTTTCACCAAAAGATAATTGTATTAATGAACCAGGATATGCCGTAGTATCATTAAAAAATTGTCTAAGATGAATATCCCCAAATAAATTTAAATCGTTATTTTTAAATTCTGATAATTTAATTAAATTCTTACTATTCATATTAATTCCAGTAGGTAATTTACTACCAAAAACAGGATCATGAAATAATCCAATATAAATTTTGTTTTTATCTTTATTATGTTGTATATTTTTCCAAGGAATAATTCTTTTTTCCAAATGAGAATAATTAACCCATATTATATCTTCTGAATTATCTTCAAAAAATCCACTTTTATCTAAAAAAACAATATTTCTGTTATTCATCATTTTCACAATTGAACCAATTGATGAAACTCTTTTTAAATCTTTTTTACGAATTTCGTGATTTCCTGGGACAACAATAACTTCACAATAATTAGATAATTTATCAAGTAATTCTGATGCTAATGTTTCTGATTCTAATGTGGTTGTTATAAAGGCATCTAATGTATCACCCACTATTACAATTTTATCAGGTTTTATTATATCTAATTCTTTATATAATTTTTGAAATTGTTCTCTATATTTATAATGTTCTTCAGGATTATTTACTATATGTACATCTGCAATATGTACTATTTTAATTTTATTCAATTTTTATCTTCATTATTTTTTAAATGTTCTTTCAAAACATCTTCTATCAATTTTGAAATAGATTTATTTTCTTTTTTTGATTGTTCTTTTAATATTTTTCCTAATTCTGGATGAATTGAAATTCCAAAATGAATTTTCTTTTTTTCTGGTTCTATTTTTTTTCTACCCATATCATATCTTATTTTTATTAATATATCATTTTCTTTTAAAAATGTTTATAAGAAAAATATTTAAAATATAAAAATCACTTTTTTTGACTTTTTTATTTTAATATATAAAAATAAAGTTAATTATGAGACCAAAGAAAAAAGAAGAAGAAAAAAGAATAAATTTTTCAATAACGATATCACCAGAATTAAATAATATAATAATTAAAAACACAACAAATAGATCAAGATATATAGAATTTGTTTTATTAAAATATTTTAATAAAAATAGATTAGATGTTTCAAAAATAAAATTATAATATGAAAAAAAGATGCATATATTCGTATGAATTTGATAATAATTATGTCTATATTGGATTAACTTGCAATATTAAAAATAGACAATATAAACATAAAACAGAAAAAAATAGTGCTGTGTATCAACAACTAAATATATGTAGTGGATACACATTTAAAATTTTAACTGATTATTTACCAGTAGAAATAGCAAAAATAAAAGAAGGAGAATATGTTGAAATATATAAGAATAATAATTGGAATATCTTAAATAAGATTGGTACTGGTTCTATTGGAGGAATAATTATTAAATGGACATATGAAAAATGTAAAGAAACATCATTAAAATACAAAACAAGAAAAGATTTAAAAAATGAATATTTGGGATGTTATTTAAGAATACAACGAGAAAAATGGACAGAATTATTTGAACATATGGTTAATGCAAGTTTAATATGGGATAAAAAATCAATTTTAAATGACCTTAAAAAATATAAAACTTATTCTGAATATAGAAAATCAAAATCATATAGGATAGCAGTAAAAAATAATATGTTAACTGAAATTTCTAAACATTTTAAAATAAAACCACATAAACAACATAATTATTGGTCATATAATAGATGTAAAGAAGAAGCATTAAAATATGATAAAAAATCAGATTTAAGCAAAAATTCTCCAAGTGCTTATTCATCAATAAGATTACATGGTTGGTTAGATGAATTATGTTCTCACATGATTAAATTAAGAAAATCAAATGGATATTGGACTTATGATAAATGTCAAGAAGAAACATTAAAATACAATAACTTAAAAGATTTTATGAATGATTCTTGTGGATGTTATTATAAATGTTATAAAAATAATTGGTTAGAAGAATTATGTACACATATGAATTATAAAAAAAGAAAATCTCCAAATTTTAATTGGACAAAAGAAGAATGTAAAGAAGAAGCATTAAAATATAATAATAGATATGATTATTGTAGATATACTGGTTCTTATAAAATAGCATTAAAAAATAAATGGTTAAATGATATATGTTCTCATATGATAATAAAAAAATAATATATGTTTTTGTTGTATATTTAATGTTTCTTTCTTTTAAATAATCTAAAATCTTCAAGATAATTCATTTTTTCTTGAATTTGTGTCTGAATTTGTGAACCTTTTTGACTTTCTTGACCTTGTATTTCTTGTGCCTGAACATTATCTTTATTTTGTATTTGTATTTGTGGTTGAACTTGGGTTTGTGGTTGATTTTGAACTGGTTGACCTTGAACTGGTTGAATTTCTTGAATTTCGTCTTCTTGTGAAGATTGTTTTGTATTATCAGATATAATAACATCTTGAAAATCACCACCTCTAATATCTCCAAATAATATCTCCCCTTTCAAAAACATACCATCAAATATAATACCTTTTTCAACTATTATTTTCTTAAACATCCCATTATATATCACACCATTCATAAATCTACCATTTTTCCAATCAATGTCTCTAATCGCACCATATTCAAATGTACCATTATAAAATATACCTGCATTTATAATTAATGTTTCTTTTGATATTTCTAATCTTATGTTTTCTACTTCACAATCTAAAAACCAATTAAAATCATTAGCAAGTAATATTTCATTAATTTCATATGTTTTAGTATATGTTTGTCCTTCGTGTTGTAATTCTTTATATCTCATATAATTTATATATTATTTATCTATATTGTTTTTTGTATAATATTATCCCACTATTCCAATGTTTAGCTAATTTGGTTCTATTTATATTTTCTATTTCTATATCAGAATTAGATTTTGATATTTTATTAATAAATTTATCATAATCTTCTTTAAATTGAAAAAAATAAAATATTTTGTTTCTTCTTTTTTTAAAATGACAAGATTTCAAATGTTGTCCATGATAACTTATATTATCTTTAAGATTAATATCAAGTTCTTCAAAAATATTATCTGTTGGATTTAAAAAATCTATATATTTAGTTGTTTCATAAAAATTATTATTTGCAACATTATAAATATAAAAATTATTAGGATTCAATTTTTTTAAATTTGTAATATTTTTACTAGCATTTAAATATGATTGAAATAAATAATTTATTTCAACTTTTCGATCTCGATTTAAATTTTGATATATAGTTGTTTTCAAATCATTATAAACTTTAATAAAAATAATATCATAATGATTTTCTTTTGCCATATTAACTAATTTTTCTATTCTTTGAGGATTATTTCCAGTTGAATCAAAAATAAAATCTGCATTACTATTTTTCATAAATAATATCATTCTATTTATTAATAAATTTTCATTATCTATAAATTCATTTCCTTTTAATATTTCAACAATTTCTTCATCACTTAATTTAACATCTATATGATATTTATTTTTTAATATTTTTAATATTTTTTTATTATTAATTAATTTCTGATTAATTTTATCATCATTAATTAATTTTTTGCCAATTTTTTTTAATTTTTGAATTAAATTATCTGAATTAAAAATTTTATAATTTTTTAAATAAGGAATTAAAAAATTATCTACAAAAGTAGTTTTTCCTACTCCTGGAGGACCAAATAAAAATATTCCCGTTTTTCTTTTCTTATTCCACGTTAATTCTGGTATTTTATCATTTCTACTATGCTCTAATATGAGATTTGTTAGAAATTTATTATAATTATCAACAAACATATGTTATTTGACTTTGTTTTTAGTTATATATAAAATTTGATAGATAAAAAAAATCAATATATAAAATGAGCCAAATTTTTAAAAATATAGACACAAATGAAAAAGTTAAAATATTAGAAGTTGATAAAGTTTTTTATACTTTAGATTCTGGTACTAAAATAGATCAAAATTTATTTAGACAGAAATATGTTCCTGTTATGGATATTCAACAACCTCAAAATATTCAACAACCTCAACAAAACACTCAACAATCTAAATCCGAAGTAATTGATCCAAATGAATTTTTAAATATGAAAACAGTTATAACTAATGTTAATTCATTAAAAAAAACAAATACACAAAATATTACAGATATTCCTAATCAAACTGTTAAGGAAAATGTTTCTGTTGATGGTTTAGGTTCTCATCAAATTGATATTAATAATGAAGAAGCTATTAATAATTTAATAAAACCTGTACAACCAACAAAACAAGTTAATGAAAATGGGTTAACTACAGAACAAGAATATATTAGAACCCAACAAATAGAACTTAATGGTATAGATCCATTTAAAGATAGAATTATCAAATATAGATTAGAAAATGGAATACATAATCAAACTCAACAATCACAATTATCACAATCTCAAACTCAACAACCAATGAATAATCAAATTATTGAAGAAAAAGAAGAAGTAAAAATGTTTAAAAAATTTAAAAGAATTCATCCTGTTAAAATTGATTTAAGTATTAGTGATAAAATTGCAAAACCACAAATTATAGAATTATTAGCAGATGGTATTGAGGGAGATATTATAGAATATTATACTGATGAAATTTTTAATACATTTGTTTCAGATATTGATAAATTAAAAGAAAATATTTATAATCAAATTTATAAAATTGTTTATGGAGAAGATAGAAAAATAAAAGAAAAAAGAATTGAAGAAGAATCAATAAATGGTGTTGAATTAATTAAAGGAAAAATGACAAAAACTGGAAAACAACAATATAAATTTATTAATACTGATGGAAACATAATTGATTGTTTAATTGAAACTGCTGAAAAAAAGGGTTATAAACCAGTAAAAAAATAAAATTAAAAAATATGAAAGAATTAAAAGAATTAGAAAAATATATCACAATAAAAGAAACAGAATCAAATGTATTATCACTTTTATTTGTTGATTTTAAATATGATGAAAAAGTTGAAAATTTTAATGAAAGACCTTTTGATAGGTTAAATTCAGATAGTTTAAATTCAGATAGTTTAAATTCAGATAGACCAGACGTATTCACTAAAAATTTGGAATTCTCCAAAACAGATAAATCATTAGCAAAATCATTATTAGTTGAAAAAATTATAGAATTATCAATTAAAAATAAAAATGATATATTAGATAAATTTTCTATGGTAAATGTAGATAAAAGTAAAATTGGAAGTAAAATTAAAAATGGATCATATTATATTGCTGCAGATGGTCGACTTGGCCCAGCAACTAATATGTTAATTTCCGAAAAAAATTATGAAAAATATAATATTGGAAATATTAAACATAATATGGAAGTAATGTTTGATGATTTAGTTGATGATTTATTCATATATAAAAAAAATGAAATGGATAACCCAGGATTAGTTTTATGTTATAATAAAGATAAATATGAATTACTTGATATTGGATTTTATCCAGAAAAACAATTTTTAAAAATAACATTATAATGAAAATTCACAATAAATATATTAATGAAGCTAAACGAATTAGGTCTGATTATTTAAATTTCACCAATAATTTTATAAAAAAAGAAAAGTTAATTGAGAAATATAAAAATAGAATTCTCAACCTTTTAGAATCTATGGAGAAATTTATTGAAAAGAATGAAGAATTAGATGAAGAATCATTAAAAGAAAAATTAAATGATGAATTAATGGATATGAATACTAATATGGAAAAAATTCAAAATGATGTGAAAATATTAGATGAAAATATTAAAAAATTAAAAACTCAATCTAAACAACTTTATGCTACAATTTCAACTGAATATCCAAATTTAGATGAAAAAAAAATTCAAAAACAAATATTATATTCTTTAGATAAGTAATTTTTATTTGGTAAAATTTATATATAAAACAAAAATAAAATTATATGAAAATAAAGAATTTTTCAGAAATAAACAAAAATTTTGAGTCTATTAATGAAGCTAAAGGGACTACACCAAAAGCATTTGTTAAAGAAATTAATATATTAATGATTAAAGCTGAAAACCAAATGGATGATTTTGTGGAAACATTAGATGAAATTTCTAGAAAAGCGAATAGTGGAGTATGGTATTTTAGTGGACAGATGATGAATAATTATCGTATTGATAAAAATGAAAAAGTTAAAGAATTATTTCAAGATTTCAAATCTGATATAAAAGACAATACTAAATTTGCTATGAGAGATATCCGAAAATTATTTAATGGTTCAAAAAATAGATTTAATAAAATTAAATCGATAAATTTGAAACCAG